AACGCCTTTCATAGACTCGATAGGATTGGGCCGCGTTCCGCCGTTTTGATTCGATGCTGACACGTTTGTTAAGTCCTACATGAGAGATGTATCGTCCTGACTCCTCTGTTAGCCAACGGGCTACCATACGAAGACTATACTCCGCTAAGTACTTCTTAGCTTGTTCTAGCATCTCTAATTCTAATGGGATAGGTTGGAGGACATTCTCATCCTCAGGATCTTGCTCGTACCCGAAAGGGATGTATCTACCTACGCGTACGATAGGGAACCATTCACCATCTTCACCTCGCTTTGGTATCTTCCAAGCTTGGTTAGTTATGATGTTGTTCATTGATGGAGCTTGTTTTCTAGCCATACTTATACCATATGTGTTCTTGTTTGTCAAGCATTAGTCTTCGTCTTTAGAAGACCTTTTAGCTGGGAGAATGAATACTGGCTCAGAAGTAGTTACTTCTACCTTCTCAGTCTTAACGAAACCAGCACGGTCCATCAAGTCCTTAGCAGCAGCCATACGCTCTTTAGCACCGAGCATGTCTTTAGCACCCATCACCTTAAACATGGTGTAGGCTGCTTTAGTAGAACTCTGTGCAATGAACTTACGGGTAAGCTCCGCGATCTCATCTACGAGAGAGGCTGTGACAGAAGAAGTAGGTACGTTGTCTGAGTAACCAGCTAGCTTCTTAGCGGTCAGTGGGTCACCCTCAGCTTCCTCAAAGAGGACATCAAGGAACATCTGCTGCTTGTCTGTTAGTTCACGTTTAGCCATTAGATATTCCTCACTGGGTTGTAGAAAAGTTTACCGGAGATAGATACATCAAAAACACCTCCAACTTTGTATGCTAGAATCTTATCACCTTGATGAAGATACAAACGTGCCTGAGTAATCACAGAGTGTACACCGTTTGCTTGAATCTTGTAATCCCTAAGCAAGTAATGGTAAGTATCATCATCTGAGTGATACATAAGTATATTTATACTATCAGTCCCAGTTCCGTGCGTTATCGTAAGAAAAGAAACCTCTGCATCGTGGTTGTTAGGTACAGTGTAAATAAGGTCTGACCCAGCCCCAGTCGTCGTGCTTACGATTGAAACACCTTCAACAAAAGTAGTGTATTCTTGATTTGGCATTTGTTAGTCTTTAACTACAAGTTGGGAGGGTGCCTTAGGAGACTCCTGTGGCTCTTCAAGCTTACTCTTTTTAACAGGTTCTTTAACTGTTTCTTTAGTAGCTTTAACTTCTTGAGATTCCGCCTGAGCTGCCTTACAGATAAGAACCATAAGGTCATCATCGCTTGAGAGGAAGGAACCGTAAGGGTCCATCTGTCCTGCAACGTCACCACGGCTGTTCACAATCTGGTCAGTCGAGATAAAGTAACCTGCTTTGTTCAACTCTTTTTCATACTTCTTAAAGATCATATTACTTCTTCCTTTGTGTAGGCTTCATGGAAGCACCACAGTTAGCCTTCTTGACCATACCGCCCTTAGCGAACCCAGGCTTACGGGTCTGGGTCTTTGTGGACTTGGATGTTCCAGTCTCTTGGTAGATGTCTGCAATAGAGATTTCAGCGAGCTGGTTACCCAAAGCACGTGCAAGGCGGTCCTTAACCTCTTTAGATTTACCTTTACCACCAAGGAGGTCTACCGCCTCTTCGGTTGTTATCTCTCCAGCGGAATGTCTTGCTGCAATGGATCTAGCCTTTGGAGACATATACTGCTGAGAACCTGGGGTGCCACTGCTGCGAGTTGCAAGTTCCTTCTTTTTAGGTGCACTCTTCTTCTTATCGTCAGCCATTTTCATTTCTTCCTCTGTGTAGGTGGGTTAGATGCGCCAATGTTCTTGGCATACTTCTTAGCGTTAACTTTACGAGAGAAGCTACGGTTAGCTGACTTAGGTTTAACCTTTAGGTTACTCCTACCGTTGTCTAGTGGGTTACGGTTGTTGTGGTCTACGTCTTTACCATCATGCTTCTTAACCTTCCCCTCCTTCTCTAGCAGACGACGAGCACGCTTACGTGCAGCATTCTTAGCTAGTTCAGAAGGAGTAGACTGGAGCTCACGCTCACGCTGATAGTCTCTTTTATAATTCTTAGAACTTGGCATTAGATCTCACCACTTCGCTTTGTCAGCCCAGTAGGCAGCACTAAGCTTACCCTTCTTGATGTTCTTACCGTGCCGAGCCTTGAAGCTAGCACGTTTCTTCTTCATAGCATCAGACTCACCAGCCTTAGGAGCACCAGCAGTAGAAGCACCTTGCTCACCAAAGCGAATGGTCTTGATTGTATCACCTTCTTTGGCTACTACAACGTGTGACTTCTTAGGGTGACCAGGGGTACGCTTAGGTTTGTTGAAGCCAGATACACCTGCTCGCTCTAGACGTGGGTCTTTCTTAGCAGCCATTACTTAGTCCTCTTCTTCGGTTTAGTAGCCTTGACCTTAATGGCTTTAGTTGCGAGCTTTGCAGTGCCCTTCTTCAACTTACCAGACTTCTGAAGTTGGCTCGTAGCTACAGCGTAGGCCTTGTCCTGCGGGACACCCTTCGCCTTCAACTTAGAGACAAGCTTATCAAGTACTTTAGGCATCACTCTTATCCGAAGATGCAGATAGACATAATGACGGTTGTGTTGTACAACTTATGCCGTGTAGAAATAGAAGCTGGGTCCATGTTCCAGCAGCCAAAGCACTTGTTACAAGGTTCGTCTTTGTTAATCCAGCAACCCATAGTCTTATTATCCTTTTCTCTTCTCAAACCCACGGGTCAAGAAGTAAGCTCCGAAGATGACCATCTGTAGCTGCCAGTAGGAGGCAGAGAGATCATCGGTGATACCTAAACCTAAGACCTTGTCATAGACAATGACCTTGAAGTTATAGATGATGAATGGTAAAGCAAAGAGAGGACGAATCATACGAGTCATCCAAGACCCTTGCTCAGCTATCAGTACAGACTGTCGTGCTTCCAACTGTAGGATCAGCACATCAGCTTCTATACGTTCTTGTTCTGTCTTAGCATCTAACCGTAGAGTCCTGGCCTCAATCAAGTTGTCAGCTATCTTAGACAAGGGATTAACTAAGGAGATGAGGAACCCTAGCACTACTACTACTTCTTACCCATTGGGGTAGTTGTAACAGAACGGAGGTACACGTTACCCATAGCTACAGCTAAGACGTAGAATGGTAGATACTCTTCTGGTACGATACCCTTCATCTCTGTGAGTTCAAGGATAGGTACAACAGCAGCTAGTACGTTGAATGTGACTGTCTTCCAGCCTTTGAACATATCAGTCATTTATACACTTCCTTTGAGTAGGTAGAGCCCTACACTGACTACGACAGATACAAGAGTAGTTAAGACTAGCTTAGAGTTATTGTCGAGCTTCTCAGTGATCTTAGTCAAAGCTACGCTCGTGTGAACGTAGTTAGTCTTAAGCTCTACAATATCGTCTTTCATCTTACGTTGGTCATCGGCGAGTCGATGTTGCTCTGCTCTGATCTGTTCAATATCATCTTTTAAATGATCCCCTGACATGCATCTCTCCCTGCTGTCGATAATTAAGTAACCTACGTCAGGAACAGATCTCGTTCATGGTTACGTCTGATAGTAAGACCTTTGAGAGTCTTACCCTTTTGCTTATCCCAACGAGGCAACTGGTCAGCTGCTCCTTGGTAGTCACCCTTGTTCAACATCTTCAAGAGTGTCGAGTTCTTGAAGTTAGTCTCACCTAAGTTATAAACGAAGGAGGCAAGGGCATCATATTGATTCTGTGTGAGGGGTACCTTAACGTACTTCTTGAGTGCTGCCTCAACCCAAGCTAGATCGTGCTTGAGGAGTGCTTCAGCACCAGCGAGTGTAATACGCATACCTGGCTTAGCTGTCTTGGTGTGACCGTACCCAATGGTCCATACGTCGTTAGGAGTAGGAAGGTAGGCCTCTAGTCGTATACCTTCAGATACCTTAATCAACTCCACATCACCTAAGAACAACTGGTCTACAGGATAGAACTTGTCTTCACCTTTAGGTGGACCCAAGTCAATGACCTGACTAGTCTTACTAGAAAGAGACTCAAGGATCTTCTTCAGCATCGCTATGATCTGTTCCATACTCATCTCTTCCTTAGTCATTCCCAGTCTCGCTTCCTGTGAGGGTCCTTCACATCGTGTGCGTGTAGGTGCCTCTCTAAGTACATTGCTCGTTCCATTCGGTCTAAGGAGATCCAACTCCCTGTATCCTGGAAGTACTTCTGCCTTACGTAGAAGACATCAGAACGAGGGATGTGGATAGAACGTAGAGCTTGTATATTGTCATCTGCTAGAGCATTGAAAAAGTCAGCTAAGACATCATCTCCGTCTAGGTATGTTTCATTGGTTCTCATGAGCTTGGTCTCTTATGATTAGGAGTAAGCTTGATGGACCCCTCCAGTTATAACATAGGGGTCTGTGTAAGTCAAGCTAAAAGGAGGGGAGGGTCCCCAAAAAGTTACCTTCTTGGAGAAGGGTATGACATAGAGGGATGACAACCGAGAGGTTAGATGGAACTCTAAGCCGCGAGGTCAACCCTCAAGCGGTACTTTAAGTGTACTATAAGTATTACTTTAAGTACTTATCATCTATTGTTATTATTAATAGGTATTACATACTTATAGTATACTTTAAGTTACACTCTAAGTAGTTAATATCTAATAATCAATAATAGATTATAACCTCTACTCTCTACTCTAAGTATATTATACCATAAGTGCTAAAAGATGTCAACCCCTAATCGTATGTCACCCCCTGTCTACCCCTCAGATATCCTGAGAGTGTGTCATTGTTGCACCACTTATTACACCTAGTATACTAGCAGGACCAGAACATAGGCCAGAATACCCTCGGTATAACCTAAAGTGGTTAACAGAACGGTATTTACCCCCCGCTGTCATCCTGGGTGTATATGTACCCCTGGACCCCCCGTGGCCCCTCTACCCCCCCTCGATGCTATAGTATAACATATCGTTACAATAGGTCAACCTTGCTGACATACAATAGGTAAGGACTGCTGACATACCCCTAATGTAACAACCATTAACAATGTAACGGGGTATTACATACGGTTTTCGTAGGGTAACTCGCGGTAAGGTTGTTTTTGTATACCCCTAGACAACCTATACGATACCCCTCAACTGCTAGTTGCACGACCCCTAACGCCACTCGCCTTAAACGATAC